TTGCCGATAAACACGAGTTCTGAAAATGACTCGATGTCCGGTTGTGCCTTATTAGTCATCTTGATCTTATAGTAACGGACCATATTGAAATCGTACTGAGCGTAAGGGTGCGTATAGGTGAGTGGGCCAACGGCACCATCAACTACAATGGGGTCTCCATTTGCATCCTGTACAGCAAGAAAGCCATTCTCTGGGTCGGAACTCCAGTAGATTTCAAAATTGTAGTCATCAACACTTTCTGGGTCATTATCTGCATACACATCCCATTCAAGGAAGTAGTAATTTTCCTTAGTCTTTATGACTTCAAATTTGCTAAATCTCATAATTGTACCAGTGGTAAATCATTGGAGTGATTCCACAAGTAATATACTCAATCTGATAAAAACGGGCACACTCTTTCGAATGTGCCCATCAGCAAAAAATCAGACGAAGCACATTGATGGATTAGAGCTTGCCAGCCTTCACGAGAGCTATAATCTTCTCAATTGACTCCTCGCTGTAAAGCGGTTCGCCATTAGGACCCTCACCAGATGGCTGAATATCATCAGCGCCACCTTCTGTTGGGGCGGCTCCTGGTGCGGGTGGAGCACCCTGTACAGGCTGAGCCCCCTGTGGAGGCGGAGCGCCTTGTGCTGGAACAGCACCCTGTGCGGGTGGAGCGCCTGGTGCCGGAGGGGCGCCTGGTGCTGGAGCAGCTTCTGGTGCCGGAGCAACGCCCTGTTGTGCAGCATATCCGGGCTGTGCACCAATAGGAGCCTGTGGTGTCGGTGTTGCCTGTGCCGGCTCAGCAACGATCTGATTAGCAACCTCTTCCTCAGGAGTAGCCATAGCCGGAGCGGCACCTGGAGCGGCACCTGGAGCGGCACCTGGAGCTGGTACAGCACCCTCAGCACCCTCAACGCCCTCAGCACCCTCAACACCAGGGGCAATCTCTCCACCAGCAGGGGGAGCCATAGAGGTAGATGCTGACTGAGTTGCCGCAGCAGCAACCTGGCCACCGGTACGAGCTACAAGGTCAATAGCTGTTTGGTCGCCCTGTGCGGCAGCCTGAAATACCTCTGGCCCAAGAAACGCCTGAGCGGCTCTTGCGCCATAATCTTCTGGCATTTCTTGAGCTACAGGCTCTTCAACTACTGGCTCAACTGGAGCAGCTTCTGGTGCAGGAGGTTGGCCCTTCTGCTGATCCTTGACTGGCTTTTCTCCATTTTCAGTCGCTTCTTCTTCCTGCTTTGGCACTTTTTCATCAAACTGATCACCCTCTTCATTGTCGGCAGTTTTAATGAGAGAGGCCAATTTTGTAAGGGTTGGATTCATATCATTCTCCTACAGAATTGAGTTTGGATACAAGGAAAGGTTGTAGTGAAGTCTTGAATATGGAGAAGGTGAACTACCCCATCCAGCATTTACATTCATTGACACCTTAAGCTGTTTGAAGTTGCTGATTTCTATATCAGCCCTGCGTAACAGTAAGTTCAGTATTCCTGCATATCTATTTGCATCTGCAGCCTTGACTGTGATACCACCATTGTTATACGTCAAATCGTTTCTTGAAGACAAGACTGTGTTCGATATTAACGCTTCAATTGTTGCTTGATGAATCAGAAGTGTTGGTATTGGGAAATCACCAACTACATACAAGACAATGTACGGTGGAACTGAATTCAGAAACCCCAGCGCCAACTCAAGATACATGTCGAGAAGGTCGTCAGTATTCTCTTCTTTGAAGCTGAGAAGCCTATTCAGCTCCTCATGGTCTTTGAGAAACTTACGAAACACATCTCTATATTGAGCTACCGTCAGTGCCATCGGTTACCTGGTCTTTCTTTGAGTCCTTCTTTTTTGGTTCTGATGTAACGATTGGCTTTTCAACCTTAGCCTTACTTGGCTTAGGTTCAGTGTACTGCTGGACTTTTTCAGACATGGTTTCTACTACAGGGACATTCTTAACTGGTTTTGGTATGTCAACACTGGCAATAATACTCAACTTCTCTGAACGCTCAACAAGCGATGTCAGTTCAGGGTAATTGGCGTAATTATGCATGCCAGGCTTTATTGAGACAACCTTGCCACGAATTCCCAACTGTGTCGGACCGCCCTTATTTTCAATAATCATTGAGCACCTCAGATTTTTTTGGGAAATTGACGTATTTCTTACTCACCCATATCTCCAGTAAGGTTGGAATCAACATCTTCTTGAGCGCTAGGCAAGGCAATTTCAAAAGACTTCTCTTCAATAACAGAGAGCTTCTTATTCTTTGCCTCGAGGAATCGCATGCTACCTCTTGTATGCCTGATGTCAGTCATTGTGAGATTGATTTCAGCACCGGGAGCAATCCTAGTCCTTATCATCCCCTTGCTAACCATAACTGGCTTTTCTGTGATGTTGACGTATAACATACTACCCTAACCTTCGGATGAGTGTTAAAAAAAGGGCCCGGCCCACATGTAGGCCAGGCCCTTATCAACACAACGTGTCAGACTACCTTAGGTAGTCAGAGCAGCGTAGTAATTCAGAACACTGGCACCAATAACAGCACCGTTCGTGGTTACCACGTATGCAGCACCCTGCATAGTGAGCAGAGCGGCGGAATACACATTACCAAGGCCCATACCCACAGATTCTTTCGTCTGCCACTCAATCAAGCCAAACGTAGACTTGATTTCGAAGTTCGGATCTCCCAGAGCAAAGTTGTGACCAAGGAAGTCCGGAGTCGTGTACGCCCAGATGTGACCAATCGGCAGCACATCGGTTTTGATTGTCTTCACGACCTTTGTGCCATGCAGCGTGTCGGAAGTGATCCCGTTCAGCACACGATCCTTACCAAAGTCATCGCCAGCACCCGGAAGAACCACAGCTGTTTCGAAGGATTCCTGAGTCATCAGAAGGCATCCAACTTCCTTCTTCTTGTAATCTACCGAAGCAGTTGCCGGTACACCACCAGCCAGCGTGTTCTTGATGTCCACGAGATCTGTATGTGCGATGTAGAGGCCAGCACCAGTACTCTTAATACCCTTGAGTGAAGCAGCAAGGGCGGCACCAGACAGACGCATGAAGGTCTTGTCTTCGAGCTTTTCGAGAATCGGTACTGACTTGTCCTCGATGCGCTTCGTGATCTTATACTGGTAGGCCCTGAGGTCTTCCACAGTGATCTCGAAACGACGGGTGGTAAAGTTGATGATCGGTATGATGTACCGTTCACCCTTGACGTACTGACCATCAGGCTCACCGAGGTTGTCAACACCAACGGCTTCGGCAGACGGCTCTATGTCACGAATGACATACAGCGAGTTGTCGTTAACGTTGCGCTGGCAATCAGCTGTGGTGATTGGTTCCTGAGGTATGATGGCACGTGAGAACGCCGACTCCTGCAGCTCGGTCTTCACGTACTGGCGTCCAGCTTCCTGAAGGTCTGCCTGGCCAGAGATCGTAGCGATCTTTTCCAGAAACTGCTCATTAAACTGGGCAGCAGTGAGGTCACCATTCATTGTGCTACTCCTTGTAAGTTGTGTATGATAGTAATGCTATCTTATCCTTATTATACAATAAGGCGTCTTAAAATGCCAATACTTACTGAGGGGTGAAGGCAATCTTGGTATTACCGTTGAACGAAAGGTAGAAAAACCTTACGCTCTTTGTATGCCACGGGAAACGGTAAATTCCCCATCCAAGAAACGTTGAAGTATGTTCATGCTTGCTTTGAACACCTCTCCATTCCTTGATTTCTTGTCAATTGCTCGACAAGAATTGCACGTTTGCGTTGTGGTCAGCGTCATCCGCATGACCACAAGTAGTGCAGAGGAGTATGCCGGCTCAACAAAGGCGAGAAACACACGGTGCTGCTCTGCCTTATCCGTCATTCTCCTGTACAGCAAATCAATATTCCAAGCGGTGGTTGTCAACATGGTTTCACCACTATTTTCTACTTTTGTCCACTTTATTTGCCACTGTATCAGAACCCCTCTCAAAACTAATATCTCGACTTGTAAAAATCTTCCTCAGCATGACCTTGGGCAGCTTGCCCTTACCAATAAGTGCCAGCTTCTGCATTTCACTTTCAAATGCATCGGCTGACAAGTATGATAGTACGGACTTTGTTGACATGGCTACCTTAAAGACGGGGCCGTTTCCAGCCCCGCCATTTTGGTCAGACTACGAAACGACAAAGGTAACCGGCGACACTGTGACATACGTGAGAATGTTGTCGGTCGCATCAAACTCTTCGACGCGAGCCACAATCTCATATGTGCCAGCAGAGACATCAGCAACGAGTGCCATCGCAAGCAAGCCTTCATCGCCGGCGTTAGCCGAAACAACGAGACTTCCGCCAACGGCCACGTTGACGCTATCCACGTATCCAGTCACACTGACACGGCAACGGAATCCAGGTGTTTCAAGAGTCGTAATACGGCCGACCTTGACATCATTGGCTTCATAGACATTCACATTGCTGTTACTCAGTACAAGACGCGTACCGAGTGCCGGCGTTGCAGTCGTGATGTTGTCCAGGCCACCGGCGGAATTGATTTTTGCCCAGATGCCAGGAACTGAAAGGAAATTGTCGGGATCGATCACACGAGATACTCGCGTGCCCTTGGAAAGTGGGGTCAAAATTTCGAGCATTATGTGCTCCTTCTCAAATGAGTTGTGGTATCAGAGATACTTGTCTAGACGTTGATTACCTGGTCGAACATGCCACGTTTCTCATGTCCTTCCGATCCATCACCGTCATCAAAATGGAAGAAGATATCCTGACTCTTCCCCTTACCTTGAACCATTGCCATAGCTTTCTTGACAACATCAAGGTCTTCTTTCTCGAGCAATTCCGCGACTTTCTCACGTACATCGCCCTTGTCGATCATGCCGCCTTCAATCATTTCATCGATAATCGAGTGGATTTCCGCAAACTTCTCAAGGTCACCCACTCTCTTATTCGACACCTCAATGGTCTGTGCGGCCTCAGCTAGAATATCAGAAGCAACCTTCATGACGCCCTGAGTTGCCTCATACGCAGCATCATTATATGGAAGAGACGCAAGCTTACTGAGAGACTCAGAAGCTGTACGTACATCCTCCAGATCAATTGCTTCTGGAGCAGCTGTTTTTTCGGTAGAGTGATCATCAATGAAATCCATGATCACCCTACCGATTGTGGTATTCCTAAACATATCAACCCTCGATGGGTAGGTTTACAGAAGACCGTTCTGCTTCAGCACTGCAACGGCGCTCATAACTTCCTTATTCTCAGCAAACTTCGCCAAGTTTGGATCGGCCGTCTCGGCCGTCTGCCCACTGAGGTTCTTTGCTGCTGCCACAAAATCACGAGCCTGCTGACGACCGAATTCCTCAGCGTCACCAGCATTCTTCTCGATGTACTCAAGCTCATGAGCGGCGTTGATGATGTCCTGACGAGTCAGGTTTTTGTTGCCGGCGATCTTCTCAAGGCCGTCAGTTTCCTCGACCGCAGCGGTCTTCTGAATGCCAGACTCATCTGAGAAGTTGTAATTGGTGAGGATTTCGTTGCTCTGAAGATAAGCAACAGCGTCGGTAAATTCCTGGTTCGCAGCAACCTTCTGCAACTCACCATGGAAGCTCGTAGCAATGAGCGTACCGATTTTCTCGGCTTCTTTGGCATCAGGCATTTCGCCAGCTGCTGCAGCAGCACCACCACCACCTTCAGCAGCAGCAACCACTGCTTCGGGCTCACGACTGATCTCATTCGCCGTTGTCGCTTCACCGTCATTGGCAGAAACACGAACGCCCTGGTTCGGCTTAATCGGAGGAGACATTTCGCCGGCAGCAGACTCGGCGAGGTTCCCACCAGCAATCGCAACCTGGGGATCCGCAACGGCGGCTGTCATTGCAACAACTTCCGGATTGGCTGCTTCAACAACAGACTCTGCCGGGGCACGATCACCCTCAATCGCCGGAGCGACTTCTTTTGTAGCAGCTTCTGCGGCTGCAGCTGCCGATGCCGCAGGGGCGCCAGCTGCCGATGCAGCTTCAACAGGATTTCCAACTGCGCCAGTATCCAACTCGGCAGCCAACTTCGCCAGAAGTTCTCCACCGACCTTCTTTTCGCCAGCTATCTTTTCATGGGAGTTTTCAATTATACCCATGAAGCTCTCAAGCGATGCTTTCTTTCTCATTAGAATCCTCCACACTGAGTTTGAGTTTAGCTGTGTGTTACAGCTGTGATCTCGTTAAACAATATACTTCGGATAAAGTGCAAATGCAATTGGTTTTGAAGTATAGCCTCCTTACCTTATCTTTGACAAGCCTTTTTTAATAGCATTTTGGACTACCCCTTGTGCCTTATCATATCCAAGTACTCCACCAGTTACTGCCAATCCACCAAGCACAGCAGCTTTTTTTGGTTCAGTACCTGCTCCTGGAAACAGTGGCTTCCCTCTTTGATAGAGAGATTTCTGGTTGTATGCATTTGCGATATACGAACCAGGGAGTACCACTGCCGATGTCAACAGCCCAAGGCCAAGAGCATTGCTAAGACTACCCTGCTTCTGCATCTGTCCTGTCAGCCCAGTGTCTTGAAGGACATTGGCGTAAGCAGACGCTGGTGTGTACAACAGGTCGTCAGCTGGAATATGTCTCGCTTTATGAAGAATGCGACTCAAGACACTTCCACCAATAAGAACCTGAAGCCACGGCTTTGATGCAAAAGCATTTGCCAAAGACTTCGTTGAATAACCAGCCGCTTTCATTTTCAAACCCATATACAAAGCGGCGAGCCCACCCAACGCTACAGCAAGGGGACTGATTTTTGATTGTTGAACAACCGGTACAGTCCCTTCACCCGGTTGATGCCAATAGTTCGAGTTTAGATCGCCGGCATATGAAGCAGACTTGTCCATGACCTCATTGAATCTAGGCTCAAGGAATTCAGGATATGCACTGCGATCTCTTACATACCCAACTAACATCCTGCCAATGCAATCGTCAAACCTGTTTGGCCCTATTGGCAGGCCGATCGGCTCAACGTCATCTTCATAATTAAAAACTTCATTGTTCTTATCAAGTCCATCTGCAATGTCCCCATTGCCCATATTCACAAGTACGATGCGTTGGAACTCACGAGGTTTTGGTTGTATCCCCATCCCAAGCATTGTAGACAATACATTACTCAGTGGTGCTGATCGCGCAATAGAATTGAGAATATTAGGGTCGATTTCTGGTTCATCAGCCATGACTCGAAGATTAGTGAGGTCGACTTTCTTCTTCATCTTGTCGGCGTATGCAACTACCTCACCGTCAAAATCCTTCAACGATTTGGGGCCGCCGATGTTTTTGTCGATCTCGCCACTCTTGCCGATAATGGCAAGCTTATCAATATCATCATCAGTAACACCGTATGCCTCAGCAATATCAACCGACAGTATTGGAGTTGCATGAGCGGCCTTGCCTAATACGAACGAAGTGCGCTCTGCGCCTATATACACTTCAGAGATATCGAAGAACCGTGGGTGGTCATTGAACATCATCACGGCTGCGCCTGGCAGAATAGTGATGCCAAGCTCTCGTGACCATCGATAAGCAAGTTCTCGTGTGACAATCTTACGGAGATAGTTCTTCAGGTGTTTGCAATACTGCTTGCGAGTTTTCGCCTTGTTCTGACATATTGAACAGCGGTCATACTTGACCTTGCAATTATGAGATACAAGACCAGCAGCAACGTATGATTCATCTCCTTCAACTTCAAAATTATATGTCTGAATATTCTCAGCATATCTCTTATCAATTGAAGAAATAGAATACGACATTGATCCGTCGTCGCTTGTACGGATTGCTGTGTTTCCTTCTTTTTTCCGTTCTGAAATAATTTCTGGCAATCTTGAGAGCTTGCTATGTGCATGTGGAATCAATTTTTCTGAATCAAGATGGCCGATGTTTAGAGTGTATTCGACAGTATCGCATGCGCTAAACCCATCTCCAGCTTTGTGTGTTATTTTATATATCGACGACGGCATTCCACAGCCAATCAGCAGGTCTCTACCCTGAAGTACTAAACTGATACTTGCTGATGAAATATGGACACCTTTAGCATCGCACCAACCATCACCACTAAGCCATGCGCCAATATATGCTAATTTCACATTTTCGTCAGATACAAATATCTCAGGTGGAATTAATTTTTGCCTACAACCAACCCCGACATACTTCATCAAGAATTTTGCAACCTCTGTCGAATATATATCTACACTAAATGCCCGTAATGAATTTTTCCTTGGATTGATATCACACGTTACTCCTGGAAACATTTCATTAATTAATCCAGGGACTTCTTTTGGCAAGTCGTCGTCAACATTGCATGACAACTGAGTAGTACAGGGAACGTCTCCATTATAACAGAATGACCCTTCAGCGAGATAGTACCCCATTAACTTAGCCAATCCCTTATCGCCAATCTTACAATATTCTGATTGGTTATATGATATTGGTTGATACTTAACGTGGTCACCTTGCTCGAGATGTTCAACATGCCCCCATTCAAAGTCAACAGAATTAAATTGATCTGGATTGGAGAATGCGCGAGACTTTTCTTTTGATTCTTTTTGAAAAAACTTTGCATACATCATATGATCAGACGTCAATTCAAGTGGACATGGAAGCCCCTTCATATTAAGCGTATAGAGATCACCTGTATATTTACGCCTATGAAGTTCAGTAACCTTCTTCCATTGTCCATTATGAGTCATTACGATATTTCCAACCGCTATATCTTTGATGGGTTTATATCCATCAATTGTTAATATTGGATAATCTGGATTAGTAAGACAACCCATGCTGACCGCAACGGCATCACCATTCTCAATTGCCTCAATTATGCTTGCGCCACGATCACGATATATACCAACAATTAACTCAACTCTCCTGAGTACGGGGTTCCAATATGCAAAGATGACATCACCGAATGCCTTTTTGGGATCCTTATTCACGTGATGCTTGTACAACTTAGCGTAGTACTCAAATGTCTTGAACCCATAATCGTTCGGAGTACCCATGTCAGTTCGAAGAGAAACGTGTGTCAACCCTTCCTCTGGGAATGCATCGCCATTACGATTTGGTCCCCATCCCTCATATGAACCAAGGGCATTGATCACCACGTAATACAATTTTGGATCCTTCTTCATTGACGATAAGAACTGCGTAATCTCCGGACAGTATACCACGGACGCAGTCTTAATCAACCCTGGGCCTGGAAACGCCGGGATGATGTGTTGACCATACTCGTCAATAGAGTCGAATTCAATGTACTTAATCATAGTTTTTTACTTGGCTGCTTTGAGGGCAACACTAGCAAGTCCACCTAAACGCTGTAAGAGTGTTCTGCCCTGTCGTCCAACAGCTTTCCTTATTCCTGTCATTGCTCCACGAGCCTGCGGGTTTGTTGCCACTGAACCAATAGCATGCCTTGCAGTATCTACAAGATTGCTAACTCTTCCGCTAATCCCTTGCCCAATCTTTGTCTTGCGTAGGATATTGGCAGCGCCAGTACCCAATGCGCCACCGACTCCACCTTGCACAAGGCCCTTCGTGTATGCTTTGCCAGCCATCTTCTTAGCAATGCCACCCATCTTATGCTTACCATAGAGATAGCCACCAACACCAGCACCACCAGCAAGGACCATCCCGCCGCCACCGCCACCCTTACGTTCAGCACTATAGGTCTGAGCGTATCCGAGTTTTTCCAACTCGTCATTGAAGGCGGCTTCGGCAATCTCGTTCAAATGATTGATGCTCATAATGACCTCATATTAGTTTTGGTGTAACTGGGATGAATCTCGGCGGTACTTTCGGCTGTACCGGTGGATTCAATTTCTTATTTTCAGCAAGAATGCCACTAAGAAGCTCAACCTGCTTATCCATAATTTTTCGCTTACGTTCATTCTCAAGAATGTCATACGTGTGATGTACGCGATCTCCGACATTCATAACGGTATTAAGACCAAGTGCACCAAGCAGTCCTCCGCCAACAACTCCCATCGTCGTTTTTGGATGCTTACCAACGAATTGAATACCACTCTTTGTGCTTGAGTATAACCCAGCCATAATGGTTTTCAATGCGTCGATCGTAGACGCTGATTGTTTTTCTAGTTCCGTAGAGAAGCTCATGCTGCGTCCATTCCCATCCCGCCTCCTGCGCCTTTGAGGTCGGGAATACCAGTAAGTGACCGTGCGCTTGATGCTGCGATATCAAATATAATACCACTTCTCGGCCTGCGTTCAATCTGAGAAATGTCTTGTACGAGCTTATGGTCAACGCCGCCGATAGTCATCATCTTATGAACCAATGCGCCAGCAACGAGGGGGTTCGACGCTGCTTTCGGAGAATAGATCTTGACAACATCAAAGTAGTCCTTCATGCTGTCCTGGTCGTATTGCTGAAGCTGAGGAACCTTCTGCTGCATTTCCTTGAACGTATTTTTGATATCAATATCTTGAGCAACCTGATCACCAATCTCTTTTCCGATAAGACCAGCGGCCCCAAGTGTACCAACACCAATCGCGGCTGGACGCACACCCTTGAGAACCCGCTCAACCATAGATGGCTTTGGGAACATGATCTTGCTCAATCGAGGCATTCCTTTGACTGCTCTCTCAGCCGCACGAGCAACCACATTCTGAACTGGCTTCGTAAACGCAGCTGCAAACGGAGCAAGAAGCATGGCTTTACCAGTAGCACTCATCGCTTTTCGCGCTGTATCAGCTGATATGTTTGGAGCCGCTTTCCTGATAGCGTTCAATACCTTTGAAATAGCAAAGGTATTGTGAAGACTAACAGCCGACTTTTCCAGTGTCTCGTATTCGTCCTGTGTGATTTGCCCTTTATCGAGCAGTCTCTGGGCGGCTTCCTTAATCATGGTAGCTCCTATTATCTATGCAAAACGGCTTGGAGTTTGTCCATATTTGTAATGCGAAGGTGGGGCGAGTTGATATTTGCTTTTCATAGAAGACTTTGTATCAAGTTGTACGGTTTTACGATTCTCTTTTGCAGTGGATGATGTCTGCCATGCGCCAAGCCCAGCAGTAATAGCTGGCCCGATCCACCCTCGTTTCTCAAGCTCGCGATAAAAAGCGCTATGGGTTTCCATTATTTCATTCCAAGTTTAAGAACTGATTGCTGGTCTGGTTGAGTTAGCTCTGAGATATGCAGCCGCTTAGCAAGGATGTTATTACGCAACATGGTTTGATAATTCCTCTTAGACCCAACCTTAGGCTTTCCGAGCTGTGTTCCGAAATAGTAACTACCACCAAGAAGAGTGCCCTTACCAGCAATTCCAAGAGCCCTCTCTCCAATCGGGGCTGTCTTTGCAACTGGAAGAAGGCTTTTCATAAGCGTCTTGCCAGTTTTTGCGGTACCCTTAGCAATCGGCTTCATTATAGATGCTACTACAGATGAAGCTGACGAATTCTTTTCCATATATTCTGAAGGAGATTTTGATAGATATGAATGTATAAGATCACGAGATTCTTTCGGATCATGGCCTGGGCGATTCGCAATATTACCAACCTGATTCACCACTTTCGGTATAAGCATCCCAGCGCCAAAACTTGTAATCGTAAGTGGAATAGTAAACCTGGCAGGAACCTTGAGCAGCTTATTCAGGAAGTATGTCTGTGCTGCTGTCAAAGCACCCCAACCAAATGTAGATAACGAACTTGATGAAAGCGGCTTTGCCCCTTTCATTACTTTGTCGCCAATATTGCCAGCACCATGCGCCATGACATCAATCATATCTTCGCGGCTAGGGGGTGCGAATATTGAATCGATTTTTTTCTGTTTCTCTTCTTTATCTTCAGGCTTCACTAAGACAATTCCTTTGCACATTCACCATATAGTGATGTCATTGCCTTCAAATTCTCAGCCATTTCATTGAATGCTGAATACTTCTGCAGGCTGAGTGCAAATTCTTTGGCGGGACGAACAAGTGGCGAATTGTGATTGATAGCCAATGACGACACCTTTGTGATTTCGTCATTCACTTTGAACCCAGACCGACGCATATCGTTGGCAATCTCATCATACACCTGTGCAATCTTCATGCGTACGCTATCATCAGCATCAACGCTGAGCATGGCAATTTTTGCAATGTCACCAATGGAGTCACCATTGAATACCATAGACTTGGCATCCTTCTCCATTTCATTGAATGCCGATTCCATGGCGCGGAACTCAGCAAACTTCATTGTCTCAACCTGGGCCAGAGCTTTTTCAAACACTTCTCGCGTATCAACGATCTCATGTATTGTAGCAACCTTCTCCACCCCGTCCAGCACATCGTCTGCTGGTTCGGATACAGAAGGAGCTGCAACCGCAACGTCGAGGCCGTGACGGAAATCTCCAGGAGCGATCGAATAATCTTCCATGGCTGACTCGCTTTTTTGCAGTTCGGATATGATGTTATCAGCATTAGCCATATCGAATGATATGGTGCCTTTATTCACTTTTGGATTGCTATACAAAGACAGATATACATTCTGATTAGCAAGCTCGCTTATCCGCCTAACAATCTCACTATTTGAATCTTCATCTAATTCAGAGAGAATCGTAGCGTCCATACTAGCACCTTTAACAAGATACCCCTCGGCTGCCTTGTGCGCCACTTTCCGAATAATCTCAATAATCTCTGCCATTACATTCAATCTCTTGTAAGAGAAGTGAAGTCAGACGTAGGAGGGCGATGTAGTGCCCCATATGCCAACGCTCCAGTACCAATGGCACCCGCAGCTGCAACACCAGTAGCACCAGCCTTAGCGCCCTTCCACGTGCGCTCAAATACTGTTGGGGTGACTTTACCCTTACCAGTCAGTCGTGCGAGAAGGTCGGTGCCAGACTTTTTAGCCTTTTCAACATTATGTAGAATGTTGGGCAGATTCTTTGATACCACCTTACCGGCGCCAGCCTTATCTCCAGCCCTGAGTAGATCAAAGGCCTTGCGACCATGCTTAAAAACGCTTTTGCCAGCACCAGCAGTCTGAGCTGCACGTAACGTAATATTGGGGTGGGCAAGAAAGGCTCCAACTGATTTGGCAATAGTGCCAGAGCCGCGTATGGCGCCACGAACAAGGGCGGTTGGTCCGGCATCTTTTTCCATCTCTTCGATAGCCGATGCGAAAGACGCGAGCACTTTGTCATTCAACATAGTATCCCTCTTGATGTTAAGTGTCTTTCAATGTGACTGCTCCCACAAATAAACTCGTGGGCTTCTATAGCCCCTTCAAAGGGGGCTAACAGACTACAGCCCTAGTCTGCTTAACTAAATTTTTTCAAATATACAAGCTCTACATCAAGAGATTATGGACCAGCCTTTTCAGCTCAATCCCTTGTACATATTAAAATATAACATGAATGCCTTGTAGGGTCAATAGTTATTGCTTTCATCAAATTGATTGTGTATATTCCTTGTGCTCACACAAAGGGGTGGTTATGGGTACAGATCCTTCAAAACAATTCCAGGATGACTTGGTAACGACCATTTTTGGTGCCGATCCATCCAAAATCGATCGCAAAGAACTGTTGGTCGATATCTTCAAAACCTCCGTTGCAAAGCTGTTTGAACTGCAAATTGAAAAGAGTCGTACAAAAAACCGCCTTGAGTTCGAACAACTCGTACTCATCAAGAAAAGCCTCATCAGACAATTTCATGGTGCTGAACTATCAGAGTATCAGATGTCTGAAAAACAGTACGAAGACCTGTTCAATATCACTGTACAAGAAATTATGAATGAAGCAGCTCTTGCTCACCAAGGCGAAGATGTTGTTGAGCATTCCAATCAAGAACTAACGGTCGATCCTAATGCATATATGGACTCACATGGAATGAAAGCTAAATCATCGTATCGGCGCACGCCGTCCGGCATCATTATTCCAGGATGACTACTTGGCTTGGGGTGTCTGGCGATTTCTACTTACGACGCCCCGAGTCCTTGCCGTTACCTCGTTACGATACGCAACAGGCGAGTTACCCTTCTTTTCAGCCTTAGCATTTCTAATTTCCTCACCAAGAATTATCGCTGGCTTCAATGGCGGCGCCTTGTTTGGGTCAAACATTGCCTTTGCCAGCTTAATAAACGCTGGGGTCAAATGCTCAACACCAACCATCGGAATGAAGCTAGATACCTTATCAGGTAACTGCTTCACACTTTTGGTTTTACTAGCCCACTCATCGCAGTCCCAACTACCCGCCTTACCCTTAGCTTTCAGAGCAAAGCATTTCTTCAGCTGCGCTTTTGATTTGAATGGCATACTTAACCCCCTATTGCATATGTAATAATATACCTGATTGTCCATGAAAAGCGTTAGAATTCAGCATTTCGTGGTATAACAAATATGTACGAGAATTATTCTTGTACATAACAAGGAGGGTGCCATGTCGAAAAGACAGGGATCATCCAGCACCTTTGGTACTGCTTTGAAGATAGGTGGTATCGTAGGGCTGTCATGCTTTGGCGTGCCGTTTCTCGTAGGCGCGGTTGTCAAGGCTATACGTGGTGATAAGGGTGAGGAGCTTGAATCCACCCCTGAAGCTACGAAGCCGAAGGCTACTCAGCCGAAGTCGAAGAAGGCTGCGAAGCGGAAAACAGGAAAGGTCGCTCCTAAGAAGGTCTTGAGGATTCCTGTTCCGAAGCGTGCGCCACGCAAGCCTGCCAGGGCTTCAAGGAGTCGCTAGATAGATGGAGGGTTGGGAAACTAGCCCTCTGTCGCTTACCCAAAAAAACTGTTATAATGTGCCAAATTATGGCATAACCATATTGAAGCTAATTTGCTTCAACATTTAACCAGGAGGAAAACTGTATGTTTACAAAGAAGAGCAATAATGCTGCTCCGAAGCGCACGCTTGTGCAGCGCGGCATTGTGGTACTTGCAGTACTGGGTGCCATGCAGGCCGTTACGTGGAGCATCAATCGGATCCGTGCTGCTAAGGCCGCACTACCCAACAAGCCGAGCGAGAAGTCATCGTAACATCTAGGGGGTAGCTTTTGCTACTCCCTTTTTTTAGCCAATGGAGTATGAAGTAGGTTCTTCTTCTGAAAAATCAACACCAGTGAAATACTTAGATAATTCACCACGACCGATCATTGCAGCAATCTTGGCGAACATATATGCATGGAACACGTCGTCAGGCGCAGTGTGGTCATATCGTGTCAGGCGCGTCTGCTCACTGTACTCGGAATAGATACTCGTGAAGTCGCTTACATATGGCTCGAATTCTTCCCATTTCGGAAATATAATATCACCGCGCTTGATCTCCATAAATCGGTCAGTCATCATTTGAGTGCGATTCATGATGTAGATACCTTTGTCTTTGTCCCAGCGAATTTTCTTCTTAATAGTGCCATGCTCATAGATTTCAGCAAATCTATGAGCACCCAGCTTCTCAACCATCATGGCGTTTGATGTACGCCCATCTCCAGTATCTGCTATAATCAACTGTGCCTTAAACTGACTTATGATGCTAAGCATATCTCGAACTTGAAATAGCGGGTCTGCATGTTTTCCAACGTACTTCTTCACATATACAACCGTGAACTTACCTTTGATATATCCACCAATGACAAGTATCGAATATGAGGTTCCGCTCAACAAGTCTCCCTTACCCCAGTCGATTCCAGCGAACATCGGCATCCCTGAGATCATTTTGCTTTTATGGCATATGTCGGGTTCAATCATTTCATGCTCTCCGCAAGCAGACTTCATCTCTGAATAGTTGAGCGGATTTCGAGCATTGGCATATGAGAGCGCCAGAACTTCATTGTAGTACTTCTCAGTTGAATAGATTGACTGAGTTTGAATAACGCTTTGCTGCCACGCTTCTGGGTTATTTGGGTTGTTGATCCATTTGAGGATAATCTGCGGAACACGGAACCCATGAATGAATCCCGATGGATTCATTGATACCCATAGGCCGTCATCGTAATGTATTGGAAGCCCACACTTATTACATACCAGGCACGTCTTTCCAATATTGAATTCGTTGATGTAGTTCCATTTGTTACAGTGGGTACACTTGATAACAAATTCATTCTGGGTTGACTTGCCCCAGTACTTCTCGAGTGTATTGTCAAGAGTCTTAGGGGTGCCAGCGTAAATTTTCGAATTGAATAGGTGCATTGGTAGCGACGGAATAAACTCTTTCATGCTCTCCCATTTTGCCAATGAGTGAGACATGCACTGTTCGACGACAG